CGGCGTGAGCGTGGTGCGGCGCATCCACCAGAGGGCATCCTCCAGCGAACGAGAACCGGGTTCCAGCGTGAACTCGGAGATCGAGAGAGCCGTGATGCGGACACCTGGCATCCGGATCTTGCGGCCCGTCTGCGGATCGTGGGCGATCACCTGGCCGCCACCCGGATCCAGCTCGAACCCGTAGGCGGCAACCCCGCCGTCGATGGTCTGGCCGATGTTCTCCTTGCGGACGATCTCCCAGGTCAACGTGGCGTGCATCGCTTCCAGGATTCGTTCCTGGGTGAGCTGGCGTGACATGGCGACCACATCGGCACCGGCCGCCCGAACCTCGAACGTGAGATTGGACGGGATGAGCCGGGCAACGAGACTCCGGCGACGTTGGCGGATCTTGTTGAACATCGCCCGGGTCTCCCGTTCGTCGGCGTTCTGGAAATGCCGGAGGCGGGTGGTGCCCCGGTTGGCGTCGTAGTCGATCCACTGCTCACCGTCGGTGAACGCCCGGTTGAGTGCGTAGGAGCGCCGTTGGACGACGGTTTCCCGTTCGCCTTCGAGCCACATCTTGCGGACTTCGGCAGGGGCAGGCGGTTCGATCGGCTCAGGGCCGACCTCTTCCATCCCCTCGTCGTCCTTCTTGGCCCACGGCAACTTCACATCAGACTCCCCGGGTCGTCGGATCGAGCAGTTCGCGCTCGGTCAGATCGTCGTCGTCTCGCCTCTTCGGCGTCTTCTGCACACGACGATAGTTGGCGGCCTCGGTAGTTGTGCGTGAGCTGGCCAGGATCACCGCTTCACGTAGCAGCCTGACCACGTAGGTGAGGAGTGCGCCTTGGAGCACGGTGATGAGGAACATCATTCCGAAAGCGACGGCGAAGGCCCATGCCTCACTCGTCATCGAAGTCCTCCACCGTCAACGGCTTCAGGCCGGAAGCGGACCGCTGGGAGACCAACTCGACCGCCCCCTCCAGGCGCTTGTAGTCCTGGTCAGCCTGCTCGGCCATCAAGGTCGCAGCCTCCAGGGCGTTCCGCAGTTCGGCGAGATCGGCGGTGGCGATCAGCTCGAACAGGCCATCCTTCTTCGCCCGCTGATGGACTGCTTCCTTGATGCAGCCCCAACAGATGTAGATGCGGTTCGGGCGGAACGACTCGTCTTCGTCGATGAGGGTGTCGAAGAACGGGGCACGGGACTCACCCGTCCCCGAACAGGTCTTGCACCTCTGGTTGCCCATCGTCATTCGATCCACCGGGATCATCGTCATTGCCTTCTCCCTCTCTTGCTCAGCTTGTCGATGTGTTTCTGGAGCCTAGCTTCCAGATGAGATGAGGGCAGTTGCTCAACCGACTTGCGCTTCACGGCCCGGATGGGGCGGCCCTGGAGGAGATAGCGGATCGCATCGGCGCCATGATCGTCGCTCGTCGTGTCCACATCCTCCGGGTCCGACGGGGAGACCGGCACCTCGGCCAACTGTTCGATGACGTACTTGCAGTCCGAGAACACCCGCAAATGAGGGCGAGGCGGCTCATCGGGGGGCAGATCCTCCCGCATCGCCAGGTAGGCGTGGAGGTTCGACCAGCCAGCCACCCGAGAGTTCGGCGCCATCTTCGTGTGCCATCCGCCCTCGCGCCACTGTATCGCCACCGTCACGCCCCGGGCGCCCGTCGTGCGATGGGCAGACGGGTCGGCGTTGCGGTACGAGTGGACCTCGGGACCGCCCTCCACCCCGTCCTTCGATGGATAGCGGGACCGCTTCACCCAGTTCTTCGCCTGCTCCGTCGGGTGCTGGAGGACCAGCTTGGATTCCCGGTAGATGTAGAAGTCGCCCTCAGGGGACCAGGCGCCCCACACGCAGCACGCAGGCTTGGCGTAGCCGTAGTCGATGCCACACGCCCGCTGCCAGGACTCAGGGATGTCGAACGGTTCCACAACGTGGATAGCCGGGTCGAACTCTGGGAAGGCGGTCCCCTCGGCCACCCGCATGTCGCCTTCGAGGAACTGGCGACGCTGGACCTCGGACAGGCCACGGAGACGGCGTACGTAGCCGGAGTCGATGTACGGGTTGTCCGACACCTTCGCCGAGACGAAGGCCACCGTGATCTCGTTCTCCTGGTCGAACTCGATCTCCAGGTTGTCGACCCCGGTGTGATCCTCGGGCATCTCGATCATCCGGACCGGCTGGGCGATCCCATTGAGGAAGTCCTCGGGGGAGATCCCGTTGTTCGAGTCGAACACGGCGATGTACTTGCCAGCCTCGGTGGAGTCGAAGGCGAACTTCCGCAGGTACAGATGGGCCTTGCCACCGGGGTTCGACAGCCAGAGGGTGTGCGGGTACACGCCCTGGGCTCGCTTGGACATCGTGGTCCGCACCCGGGACGAGATCATGTTGATGGCGTACGGGGTGAACCTGGATGCCTCGTCCATGACCAGTAGGTCGTATTCGGCCGAGAGATACTGCGTGACCTGCTCATCGTTCGAGCAGTAGCCGAACTCGATGATGCTCCCGTTCGGGTAGTACAGGGCCGTCAGGTTGTCGACCTTGCGGAGCTTCACGTCCCGGGCCATGCCCAACTCGATGAGCCTCTGCTGCATGCGCCGGATCAGGGATCGGCGAAGCTCGGGGAGCGTGGTCCGGAGCACCAGGGAGACGTGGCCCGGGTAGCGCATGCTGAGATCGTGGGCGTGGTAGCACGCCATCTCCGAGTTGTGGGTGACGATGAAGTCATCTGTGATGTACAGCCCGTTCGGGTTGTCGACCGTGATGCAGCGCGCAGCGGCGTACCCGATGGATTCGATCTTGACCATGCGGCGCTTGGCCCGGTCGCCACCGTTCACGCCAGCCCTGCACCGCTCTCGCTTGCGTTCCAGGTGGAACAGATCGGCACACCGATCGCCCTGGACGTAAGCGGTGTAGGCCCGCTGTCCCTCCAGCTTCTCCCCGTGAAGGGTGTAGGTGGGGATGCGATCCGTGATGGTCGCCTTGAATCCCAGGGAACGGACGAGCCAGGCGACGTCGTCGATGAGCCTCCGACTGATCGACGTGTAGGAGACATGGCCCCTGGCATCGGCGGTGCCGTCGGTATCGAACAACCCTCGGGCCAGTTCCCAGCGAACCGCCAAGGACGCTTCCAGGTAGTCCTTGGGGAGGTGCTTCTCGGCGGCCCCGCGCAGCAAGTCCAGGCGGCCCAACTGCTCTTTCGTCACTCCGAAGTCCGATAGGCGATAAGAGCCCTGCTCGCCCTCCCTGCCCTGGCGCTGAGTGAATGCGAGATCGTCACCCAGAGAGCGCACCCGTTCGGCAATTTCCGGATCGGCAGAGTAGAACGACGGCTGCCCCTTCCCCCCGAGGTACCCGTCGCCAATCAGGACCCCGAGCAGGTAAGGCGGAATCGGGCGCGAAAAGTCGGCATTTCGCCAGGCCCTCGAAAACTCGACGGGTTCAGTGAGGGGGATCAGGGGCCAATGAGGGCGCGCGGTATCTGGTCCTGACTCACACTTCTCCAGGTGGGCCTTGAGCGCCTCGGTGGTCATGATGATCGAGCTGTTCTTGCCCGTCCAGCCTTCGTCGGTTGGGTAACGCCGCTCGGCCTTGAGGCGCTTGCCGGAGAGGTTCACCAGCCACAAGTGGTCGCCAGTGACCAGGGTGGTGGCCCCGTCGACAAAGGAGACCCGGAAGATTTCTCGGTCCCCCAACTCGTGAAGGGCGATGACTCGCTGGACTGTGCCGTCGGGATTGGAGATCTGGTCCCCGACCTTGACGTCCCGGAAGAGCTTGAACCCGAACGGGGTGCAAACGTGGACGTCTCGGTCAGCAGTTAGTGGTTGTCCCATATGGGCATGATACCGTATCTGACCAGCATCCAATACAGAGCCCTTACCTCCACCAGCGGCCCCCCCGTAGTACAAGTAGTCGACCTTGTTCGCCAGCGCATTGGCCAACATCTGCTTCGGCGACCGCTCCAGGTTCCAGGTCTTGCCGAGCTGGACGCCGAGAAGGGTGAGGTAATCATCCTTCTCCTGCGGGGTGAGCAGGTCGAACTCCTCGGGGGAGAGCAGGTAGTCGTCGTCCTCCCCGTCCTCTTTGAAGATGGCAGGGAAGGGCTCGGAGGCATCCGTCCCGCGCATGTGCTCGTCGAGCGTGACGAGCTGCCCGTCCTCGAACCGTTCCCGGCTCATCAGTTGCCCCTCTCGCTTCGAATCAGCCGACCTCGGGGACCAGCGTCAACGGAGTCTCGCCTGACCGCTGCTTCGCCAGCTGGCGGAACCCGGCCAGCTTCTCGGCACGGGCCTCCGGGGTGGCAGGCAAGCCGTCGCCCTTCTCGCCCAGCATGAGCCGACGCAGAGCGATCGCCGAGGTGGCGACCTGCATCGCTTCCTTCGCGCCCTTCGGCTGGAACTCCGGCTCACCCGAAGCGACCAGGGACAGGCTGGTGACGAGGATCGTCTTCAAGAGCTTGTCGGTCAGTTCGGGGAGCCGGTCCAGGATGTCGTCCTCGCGGGCGATGTTGATCCCCATCTTGCGGAGTTCGGCGAAGAACTCACGGGTCTTCGCCCGCTCTTCCTTCTCGGCCTCGGCGGCTTCCCGTCGTGCGTTGGCCCTCTCCCGTCGGACCTGCTGGCCTTTCGCCCGGTCCTCGGGTGTGAACGGCGTGAGGCGGGTACGGGGAGTGTCTTCGTCGAACTCGTCGCTCATGGCGGTCAGCCTAGACGGGAGCCCTGGATGATGGCGACGTCACGGAAGATGGCAGCCGCGTCCGTCACCACCTCTTTCAACGTGTTCTCGATCGCCGAAGGCAGGATCAGACCCACCTCGGCCAGCTCCGAGAAGATGAAGTGGAACACGTAGGTGGCCCCCAACCCGGCAGCGACGGCGGCATCCGCCAGCACTGCCGGGTTGTCCTCGTAGCCACACTGGGCGATGAGGGCATGAAGGGCCTGAGCGACCTTCACGTCGGGGACGGTGCGCCCGATCGTGGCCTGGTTCAACATCTGCTCGGGTGTCATCAGACCTGACGCCCCCGTGCGGCCTGGGCGGCGATCTCGCGGGCGGTCGACTTGAGGACGTCGTCCAAGTAGAACTGCTCGCGGTCGATGGCGACCCGGAGACGG